ACAATGTAATGGTTCTTCAGGACCCTGCAGGAAATATAAAACCTGATAAAGGCAAATCAAAACAAAGAATAGACGGAATAGTCGCCCTTATCATGGCTCTTGACGGAGTGATGAGAAATGAACAGCCGGTCTCCATGTATGAAACGGAGACTGTAAAAGTATTTTAAATAAATTGGAGTAATAATTGAAAATACCGATTATAAGCAAGTGGTTGGAAAAGAGGAATAATACCTCTGATTTACTTAACCCTAAAAAATGGCTTTATGAAGCACTGGGAGTTACAAAAACATTATCAGGAGTAAATGTAAATGAAGACAGTGCAATGAGGCATTCAGCAGTCTATGCATGTGTGAGAATTATTTCAGAAACAATTGCAAGCCTTCCTGTTTTTGTATATGAAAGACTTAAAACAGGAAAAAACAAGGCAATAGACCATCCTCTTTATGATGTCCTTCATTCAAAGGCAAATGAAGAGATGAGTGCATTTTCCTATAAGGAGACAATCTGCTGGCATATCCTTTTGACTGGAAACAGCGACAGCAATGTAATTAGAAACAGGAACAAAGATGTAATTTCACTATATCCTTATCAGCCAAAAGACATAAAAATTGAGATCCAGGATGGAAGATTTATTTTTAAAAACGGTAATGAAGAATTAGACAAAAGATATCTTCTTCATATACCCGGGCTTTCGTTTAACGGAGTGATTGGCAAAAGTCCTATAGGCTATATGCGGGAAGCAATAGGCCTTGGAATGGCGCTTGAACAGTTTGGAAGCACATTCTTCTCAAACGGAACCAATATAGGCGGTGTTGCAAAACATCCCGGCAAACTTTCAAAACAGGGTCACGATAATCTTATAGATTCAATAAACAAGGCATATCAGGGGCTTGGCAATTCCCATAAATTGCTTCTTCTTGAAGAGAATATGGATTTTATGCCTGTCACAATGCCTCTTGCAGATGCACAGTATATTGAGCTTAGAAGGTTTCAGCTGGAAGAGATTGCCAGGATATTCAGGGTCCCGCTACATCTGTTGCAGGATTTAAGCAGAAGCACCAACAACAATATAGAACACCAGTCAATTGACTTTGTAATGCATACAATCAGGCCCTGGCTTGTCCGTATTGAGCAGGCAATAAATATGCAGTTATTTTCTGAACAGGAGCGCAAGAAATACTTTGTTGAATTTTCTGTTGATGCGCTTCTCAGAGGCGATATTCTGTCAAGATTTCAGGCTTATTCAATAGCAAAGCAAAATGGAATATTTAACGCAAATGAGATAAGGGAACTTGAAAACAGGAATCCTTATGAAGGTGGAGATAAATATACTATTCAATTAAATATGCAGGATGTCAATCAGCTTGGAAAACTTATAGACGATGACAGGGAGCTTGTAATAAAAGACAATGAGATAAGAGTTGTACCGGCAAAGAATCTTAACGAAATGACTATAAAACCTGTTGAGGTTAGCTCAAATGAGCGTGAAGTCCGTTCTATACGTTCTGCAAATGCGAGGACAAGGCTTGCAAAAGCATACAGTGGATTATTTGAAAATGTTGTAATCCGGCTGATAAAAAGGGAGCGCACCGAGGTAATGAGCATAGCCAATTCTTGTTTTACAAACAGGGATAACCAGTTATTTGGTGAAAGGCTGGATAAATTTTATGAAGATTTTCTTGAATTTCTAAATACCCATACAAGGCCGGTAATATCAACTTATGCAGATGCAATTGCAGCTGAAGCAGCTGATGAAGTTGAACTGGAAAATTATAATATTGATAAATTCATTGATGATTATCAGAAATCATTTGCTTACAGGTATTCCAAAGAACATAAGGGCAGAATATCAAATATTGTAACCAAAGCTATTGAGAATAACAAAAATCCTGTTGAAGTGCTTGAAAAGGAGTTTGATAGCTGGGAAGAGAAAAAACCTGAGCAGGTTTCAAAAGAAGAAACCATAAAAATAGCAGGAGCGGTATCTCTTGTAGCTTATAAGAGTGCAGGCGTTACAAAGCTTGTTTGGAGAAATACCGGAAGCAAGTCTTGCCCTTATTGCGAGGCACTCGACGGAAAAATAGTCGGGATAGGAGAAAGTTTTGTCCCTGTTGGAAGCCAGTTTAAACCAGAGGGAGCTGAGCTTCCGTTAAAAATAGACAGTCCTAAAATGCATGCACCTCTTCATAGTGGATGCGTATGTCAGATTTCCCCAAGCTGGTGATGATGGTAAAAGTAAGAGCAAAACAGAAATTTGATTTTGAAGGCAGGACATGGTATCCGGGAGATACAGGAGAAGTATTTGAAAGAGTTGCAAAAAGATGGATTTCAAGAGGAATTGCTGATTATGCAGATCCAAACTATGTAAACGACAGAAACTATAAATGGCATCCAAAAGTATCAATAATAATACTTATTAAGGATGCACTTCACTATACGAAGCAGTGCCTTAGAAGTTTGATTAAATATACCCAGAACTATGAACTGATACTGGTTGATAATGGCTCAAGGCAGGATACAAAGGATTTTTTAAACAAGCTGGGCTGGACAGATTATAAGCTGATTACCAATAAGGAAAATAAAGGTTTTTCTTATGGCAACAACCAGGCAATAAAAGCGGCTACATGCGATTATATCTGTTTTTTAAATTCAGATACTCTGCTTAGTCCAAACTGGCTTGGCAAGATGATGCTGGGTTTTAAATTTGATAGCAGGGTTGGAGCAGTCGGTCCATCAACAAGTCATTGTGCGGGAGCTCAAGCTGATCAGATAATAAAGCACCAGAGAAATTTTGTAACCCAGGATGAAGTTAACAAAATATCTGAAACCCTTGGGGTAAGGTATATTGAAACAGATATAATAGGATTCTGCTTCATATTTAAGCGCGAAGTCTTAAACAAGATCGGAGTATTTGACCATAAGAGGTACGGTATAGCCTGCCATGAAGATCTGGACCTGGTTTGGAGAACACGCCAGGCTGGCTATAAGACAATATGGTGCAGGGCTTCATACGTTCACCATTTTGGGCATAAGTCAACAAGGGACAGCGGACTTGACCCTAAGTCAATGAGGATGCATAACAGGCCGATATTTGTTGACCGGGTAAAAAATGACAATAATTTATACGTAGAAAATGATGCAGTAATAGATGAAATAAAAGAAGTAAAAGGCACAATACCGATACTGATGATTACCTGGAACAGACTTGAATATACCAAAAAGGCAATTAAGGCAATTATCGAAAACACAGATCTTCCTTATAAGTTGTTTGTATGGGATAACGGTTCATCTGGTGGAACAGTTGATTATTTAAAGACACTGAAAAATAAAAATATCCAGGTTTATTTTAGCAAAACCAATACAGGACTTGTTCCTCCGCAGAACTATTTTTTTGATAACTTCAAGGATTATAACTATGTCGCAAAAGTGGATAATGACACGATAGTTTCCAAAAACTGGTTATCCAGGTTAAAAGAAGTAATGGACAGTTTTCCGTTGTTTGCAGTCGAGGCAGATCACTTTCTAATGCTTTCTTATAACATAAAAACAAATGACGAGTACTACAGACATCTTTTCAGCACGGACTTTAAAAATTCAAAACTTTATTTTTCAGAGATTGTCGGCGGAACCGGGACATTGATTAGAAGGTCCTATATTGATGAACCACTGCCGGAAATTCCCGGAACCCTGTCTGGGTGGATACAGTATCAGTCAGTTAAAAACAGGATATCAGCTTTCTATAGTGGTGTATGGATAGAAAGGCTGGACCAGGAAGGCACTAATAAATACAAGTCTGAAAGTGATTATCCTGAATATGACACTTTAATAAATAAATTAAGGCCAAGAAGCAAAATTTCATCTAGATGTATTGGCGAAGATACTTTTAAAAGCAATTATAATAAGATAAAGGAATGGTTTAATGAATTGTAATATTCTGGAATATGCAAAAGAAAATAAACTGCTTGCTCAGACAGCAATAAAAAATAAGGAATTTTTAGATTTCTTTGGGAAATTTCCAATAAAAACAATTGTGGAAATAGGCACGCACAAAGGTCTTTCATCTGCTTATATGGCACAGTTTGCCAAGAAAATATTTACCTTTGATGTAAAAGACTACGGGGAAAAATATAAAGTATGGAGTGATTTTAAAGTAGAAGAAAAAATCCGCTATTTTAATGTATCCGGAAGAGATGAAATTGCAGAAATACTTAAAGACATTAAATTTGATTTTTGTTTTATTGACGGACTTCATAAATATGATGAAGTAAAAGCAGACTTTGAGATGGTAAAGAATTGCGGGAAAGTCCTTTTTCATGACAGCGCAAAAAGAAAGGCTTATGGAGTCAGAAAATTTGTTGACGAGATAGGCGCAGCAATAACAGGAAATATTGCATACTGGAATATCTAAAAGCAATTATTAAATTAATTATATTTTTTAAAAATTAGCACTTGATTGTTCAGGTGCTTTTTTATTTGGGAGGAAATATGCAAAAAGAATTTAGGGCTTATCCGTTTGAATTAAGGGCAGAAAAAGACAGCCTGGAATTAATAGGCCATGCAGCACTCTTTGAGGTTTTATCTGAAGATCTGGGAGGATTCAGGGAAAAGATAAGAAAAGGCGCATTTGAAAAAACCATTCAAACTGACGATATAAGGGCTCTTTTTAACCATGACCCCAACTATGTTTTAGGGCGCAATGTAAACGGAACCCTGGAGCTTTCAGAAGATGAAACCGGACTTCTTGTAAAGATTAAGCCTCCAGAAACGCAGTTTGCAGTAGATTTGGTAAAGCAGATCGCAAGAGGCGATATAAGCCAGATGAGTTTTGGTTTTATTGTAAACGTTGATGAATGGGACACTACAGATAAAGACAATCCGATAAGAACACTGGTAGATGTAGGCCTTTTTGATGTATCGCCTGTAACATTTGCGGCTTATCCGCAAACAGATATCGGTGTCC